GACGACGCTTGAGGGGGACGATGTGTATGAGGACGTCACCCTGACGGCCAAATGCATGGTCGCGGACCCGGACGTTATTCCTGTTCTGGCTGGATGGTTGAAGGGCGGCGGTACGGTCACCTTTGCGAACCGCGAGGGTGGCTTTTACTATGCCCGCATCGTAAACCAGATCCCCTTCGAGAAGATCCTCAGGGGCAATCCGCACCGGGCGTTCTCGGTGAACTTCCGTTGCAAACCCTTCTGGTATGAAAATCCCGGTGAGCCCATCACGCTGACGGCGGCCAGCAATGTGCTGGTGAACCCCGGCAGCGCCTACTCGGAGCCGGTCATTGCGGTGAACGGCAGCGGCGACATCACGCTCATTGTCAATGGAGAGTTTATCGAGCTCACCGACATCGAGGGCGGCATTACGCTGAACAGCGAGATTCTGGAAGCCTACCACGGCCAAACCCTGATGAACGAACACATGGATGGCGAGTTCCCGCGGCTCAAGCCGGGCAACAACCTGATCAGCTGGACCGGAGAAGTGTCCAGTGTGGTCATCCAGCCGAACTGGAGATATTTGTAATCATGGGATGGAGGTGAAACCGTGAGCAAGCATTATACCAAAAAGCAGAGGAAGCGGGACGACAGGATCATCATGGTCATTTACGGGCTGGTGATTGTTGCTTTCCTGAGCATCATATTCATGGCCTGGTACGCCGTGTTCAGAACGACGAGATACTACAACATTCCCTACCCGGTCGTCGAGGAATGGCAGATATGATTATGGACCTGGCATGAAAACATTTCCCCCAAAATGTAGGGGAAGCCCCTTTCCCCTGAGAAGAAACGGAGCCGAGTCATTCTTTGGCATTCAACCAACTGATACCAGCATAGCAAAGCCGGAAATGGATGTCAATAGGTTTACTCTTACGTTTTGCCTGATTCACTCTTACGTTTTGCCCAATCCATGATTACATTTTTGATGATTACAAGGAGGACAACTTCATGAAGGCAATTGATAAACTGATCGCAACGGCAGAAGCCGAGCTGGGCTATCTTGAGAAGAAATCTAATAAGAACTTGGACGACAAAACGGCCAACGCGGGCAGCAGCAATTACACGAAGTACAACCGCGACCTCAAGGAATGGACCGGCGTTGGCTCCATCAGCGCCCAGTGGTGCCAGGCGTTTGTGGATTGGGTGTTCATCACCGCGTTTGGACTGGAAGGCGCGAAGAAGCTCATCTACACTTGGACCAACTACACTCCGACCGGCAGTGGCGCTTTCAAGAAGCGCAGCAGGTATATCAAGCGTGGGTCCGGGAAGCCGAAGCGTGGCGATGTGATCTACTTCTACTCCAGTGCCAAGGGTCGTATCGGCCACGTCGGTATCGTATACAAGGTCTCGGGAAACAAGGTGTATACCATCGAAGGCAATACGTCTGGCGCTTCGTCTCTTGTGACGAACGGTGGTGGAGTGAAGAAGAAGTCCTACTCTATGTCCTCCACTTACATCGACGGCTACGGCTCGGTTGACTACTCCGCTCTGGAGGGCATCGATTACACCGCGCCTGAGAATCCCGTGATCAGGCTGGGCGACCGGGTGCTCTACAATTATACCGAAGGCGACGATGTTAAGGAGCTGCAGCAGAGCCTGATTTCCCTGGGCTTCGACTGTGGCTCTTATGGCGCAGACGGCGAATACGGAGATTGCACGGAGATGGCAGTCGCCAATTTCCAGAAGGCGTATGGGCTGTCTGCCTCCGGCAAGTATGACGCTGCTACCCATGCGGCCCTGACCGCTGCCCTGGCTGGACAGCCGGGTGACGTGGAAGCGACGAAGGCGAAGTACGTCGAAATTCAGAAGAACAAGCAGTGCTACGTCCGGACCCAGCCCAACACGGACGGCGAAAAGCTGGGCATTGCGCACTCCGGGGATCGTCTGCCGTACCTGGGGACCACCTATGACAATGGCTGGTTCTCCGTGAAATACAAGGATAAGGAAGCCTGCGTCTCCGGGAAGTATGCGCAGCTCGTCGAGTAGTCGTTTATTATCCGCATGATTGACTGAGAGGTGATGCCCATGTTGTGTGTTTATCCGGCGAACTGTACTGACTTTTCCAACAATGGCATGGGCGTCATCTCTCCCTCGTCTGCCATCGTCAAGGAGACGCTGAACGGCAGTTATGAGCTGGAGATTGTCCATCCTTACGATGCCAACGGCAAGTGGCAGCGCCTCGTGGAGGGATATATCGTGCGAGCGCCGGTTCCCGCGGCAATGACGCCCCAGGTCAAACTCGCGCCTCAGACCTCCACCAGCGGCATGGTGTACAGGGTGAGCACCAACCGCGACCCGCTGCGCCTGCGCTCCGGCACCGGGACGAAGTACAAAATCCTCGGGAAATACAAGAAGGGCACACAGGTGATCGTGCTTGCAAAGACCACCTCCAGCTGGTATGAGGTTACCTGCCCGGATGGAAAGCACGGGTACATGTCCGCCAGCTATCTGACCTACGTCAAGACCCTGCCAGCTCCTGAGCAGGCCGCCGCGGAGGTGGTGGAAGCCCGTCAGCTGCGCGACCAGCCCTTCCGCATCTACAGGGTGGTCCCGGAGCTGGACAAGGTGACCGCCTATGCCCGCCACGTTTTCTATGACCTGCTCGATAACATGATCAAAAAGCTTGAGCCAGGCATTTCTGATACCGGCATAACGGTCATGCAAAGCATGTCCGAAGGGTGTTTGTCGGAACACCCTTTCACCTTTTATTCTGACCTGACATCAACCGCTGAAGAGGTATCCTTCGAGAACAAGAATCCCGTGGACTGCCTGCTCGGGGATGGAGGTATCATCGAAAACTACGGCGGGGAAATCATGCGGGACTGGTTCGATGTGTTTGTCGTGGAGCGCGTGGGCAACGATACGAACATTGAGATCCGGCAAGGCAAGAACCTGACGGGCATCAAGTACGACGTGGATATGACAGACGTCACCACGCGAATCATGCCCACCGGCCAGGACAAGGATGGCAACATCCTGTATCTGCCGGAGGGGTTTGTGGACAGCCCCCTCATAGAAAACTATCCATTCCCGAAATGGATTCACCTGGAGGTCTCGGACGCCAAGGAGGTCACCAAGGGAAAGAGCAGCGAGAAGAAGAGCAAGAATCAGTGCTACGCTGAAATGCGGCAGGCAGCCCAGGATGAGTTCGACAAGGGGTGCGACCTGCCGACTGTCACCCTGACGGTGGAGTTCCTCGACGTGACGGAGACAGAAGAGTATAAGCAATACACCTTCCTGCAATCGATCTTCCTAGGAGATGCGGTTCGGGTGATTGCCCGGGGCATCGGAGTATCCGTCTCCATGAGGATGACGGAGTACAGCTATGATTGCCTGACACGGAAGTATATCACCATGACGCTGGGCACGGTGGCCGATACGCTGGCCGGGAATATCATCACGTCCCGGCAGCTCCCCAACGGCAGCATTACCGGCGCGAAGCTGGCGATTAACTCCGTAGGCATCGGACAGCTGCAAAGCGGCTCCGTGGGTGAGCTGCAGATCCAGGAAGCGTCCATCGCCAACGGCCACATTCAGAACGCTGCCATCAGCTCGGCAAATATCCAGCAGGCCGCTATCGAGTTCGCTCACATTGCGGCGGCGACCATAAACAGCTTAAACACCGGGGCCATTGAGGCGACAACGGCAAAGATCGCCACTCTGACTGCTCACGACATCGAGACGGACAGCCTCGCGGCGGCGCTGGCTGCGTTCACGGTTATCACCTGTGGCGCGGCGACGTTCGACGCGGCGACGATTCAGCATCTGGTGGCCAACTCCATGAACCTGGAATACGGCGCTGCCGGGCAGGTTTTCATCCGCAACCTGGCCGTGGAATACGCCCAGATGATCGGGGCGTCCATCGGAAATCTGTGCATCAAGGCCAGCGACGGCAACTACTACAGCATCGACGTGGATAGCGAGGGCAATGTCACCGGCACCCCCACAACGGTGACGGAGCAGGAGATTGATGCGGGG